TTGTTGAAATAACATCCGTTGTGTCTGACCCACTCACAGTCAACCCATCAGCCGTAACTGTGCCTGTGACGTCGATGCTGCCAACAACTTTATTGGTTGATGTTGCTGAGTCATGATAAATCTGAAGGTCATCGCCATCGCCAAGGCGGATCTTGTCATTGTCGCCAAGGTCAACCGTCTGAGCAGTTGCAGAATCGATTGTGATCGTTGTGCCTTGCACCGTGAGATTACCGCCAATCGTGATGTCCTGGTTGAACAACTCAGCTTTTGTGATGCTCTTGGTTTCGTTCGCACTCGTGTCTACAATGACGAACAAATCACCATCGGCAGTATTCGCGCCAGTGATTGCATTAAGATCGGATATTTTCTTGTCAGCCATTGTTTACTCCGCTATCCAAAGATAATTACGTTGATTGAATCTGCATTCACAAAAGTTTCTGTTTCTTCACGCGCACATTCAATGGTCACATTTGTTGTCGATTTGGTCACTTCATAGGCTGATAATTCTCGCCCATTAGAAGTTGACCCAACTGCTTGAGCCATAACAATATAGTTTGTGTCAGGCATCGCAGTCGAAAACGTCACTGTATATTTACCAGTTGCAGTTCTTGTCACGCCTGAAACATTGCCTTGTGTGCTAATTGTTGGGCTTGCGACTGTGCCATCAAAGTTGACATAGGCTCTAGCCGCAAAGAATGGAGCAGATTCACCAGAAGCATTGAACAAGTCCTTAACATCTGAATCGCCATAAGCGTTTGCTGTAATCTCTTGTTGCACAAATGCAGTGGTTGCTACCTTAGTTGTGCTGTCGCCTGTTGTCGGAGTTGTCCCTGTGACTGTTGCTGCGGATAAAGCCACATTAGTCTCTGACACTTGCATGACAGTCGAGGAATCGACAACAAAGTCGATCAGTCCACCCGTTGTGTTGTAGTTCTTCAATAACAGCGTAGAACTGCCTGACATACCAACATATCCGGCAGATGCCCCAGATGCATCAAATCGAACAGCGTTCACTGTGTTTGCGGTTGTGCCGTTTGTGTCATCAATAACTAAAAACGCGCCAGTACCAGAAATCGTTGTTGATCCAGTAGAGGTAAACTCATAGTTATCATTTCCGCCAAGCGTCATTCCAATCGTATTTGCAGCAGATCGATATAATCCTGAGTCTGTGTCTGAATCAAATGTGATCGATGGTAATGATGACGATCCATTCGGTGCTTTGAGTTTCGAGGTTAGTTCAATCACATCGCTTGTCTGATTGACATCGAAAACCTCAATCCAAGCATCATCTGCTTCATTTCTCAGATACAGGATATCGTTTGTCGTGTCATACCATAGCTGATTCGCATATGTGGTTGATGGTGCAGTCGCGCCAGATTGCAGAGTACCCAATGCTTGCAATGCATTATTCAAATCACTGCGCGTAGCAGGGAATGTCTGGTTCGCAATTTCCAAATCATGTTGAGACATTAGATAACTTCTCCGTATCCTCGTGCTACATAATCAAATGTTCTGTTGATAATTGTATCACTGCTGTTGTAGAACGTGATGGTGAATCCTGTCGCGCTCTTACTTGTGACCTGATAATAATCACCAGAAGCCATATTGCTTGCCGCGATCCCAATACCATCCAATGCCTTAAATGCAGGACTGAATGTGATTGTCTTAGCTGATGTGCCAGAGGCGATATCAGATTCCGCAATCACGCGATCAGGCATATCGACTGTGACAGACAGATCAGTGATCTGAGGTGATACGTTTGTTGATTCGCCACTCAGTAAAACTCTGAACTGAAATGCTCTTGCAGCATACTCGCCAACATCAAACTGTCGCCAATCTGACCAGGTTGGGCTTCCCGATGGATCATCGTCTGTATGGCGCACCTGAATCACAGTATCAATATCGTCAAAATCACCTGCGCCATCAAATAAACCTGACCGTGAATCAAACAAACCACCTGCGGAGTCGAAAAGATTTGATCTGTCGAGTCGCTGTACAGTGATGTTGTTTGTGAGGCGTGATTGATACTTAGCACCTAAATCAACAGTGGTATTGAAATCATACGTTGCCGATGAATTTCCTGACGAAATCACCAACGCACTAGACACAACTTCACAGTTGGTCTTTGTCCCAGAGAATGTCGGAGATTCTGTGACTGTTTGAATGACATTACCACCATTTACGGTGTTAATAATTGCAACAGAAGATGCAGCATTGGTTGATGAGTTGCCTAACTTATCAACTGCCTTGCAGAAATATGTTCCGGTTTTAGCAGGAACAACCACAGACGTTGCAGGACGCGATATCTTTCTCGCCAAGTCCTGTGAGTTGGAATAAGTTGCTCCAGAGGTCTCAGAAGCGTGTCTGATGCGATAATGCGAAAGATCGAGGTCTGTGACAGCATCCCAAGATAGATGCGCCTCAGTGCCAGTGATGTTCACTTTGAAATTCGTAACGTCTGATGGTGGTGCAGCCTTACCAACTACCTGATGCGAAACCTCTGTGTAGGCTGATTTCACGCCAATCGATGTGATGGTTCTGGCTCTGACTTCATAGGTTGCATCATCTTCCACGTTGGGTAATTCAAACCGATTGCCAGATGCGCGTCCTAAGTTCGTATATTCTGTGTCGCCCGACTTTCTGGCTTCTACTTCAAACTCAGTTGCGAACAAGTTAGATGCTGTGACATTTGCAACCAAGAATGTAACTGCTTCTTCGTTGAATGTTCTCAATGTATCTGAAACTGCTAGACCAGGTGCAACAATATCAAATGGATTTGGCAGAACAGTGTTGTCTTGCTCAAAAGCTGTTTCTTCAGCATCCCAATCAAAAACTGTGGATGACGTTTCTTGCAGTGTGAGGTTGATGCCCATGTCAGCAGGATCAGATGAGAACCTCCAATTGACCACCTCAAATATTTTATTGCTAAAACCAAACCGATCATTCGTGAACTGGATTGTGTCCCCAACAGTAACAGTAAATGGCTTCAGATTGCATTTGATGTCCATCACCAACTGCTGTCTTTGCTTGTAGAGGACAATCTTTGCGAGACGCTGCGCCATCGCTGATGAAGTAGTATAAGGCAATGCCAGATCGATCAAGTTTTCCTCACCGCCATCAACCGCCTCAAATGTCGCTGATGTGACAGCAGGATAATCTGTTGGTTGCCAGTTGGAATCAGGTGATACAAATACACCTTTGACACCATTGAAGTTGTCTCTGCGCGACTGTCGAGTTTGAATCTCGATCACACCACGCAAATCATCATTTGTTAATGACATCACTGGCGCAGTATATGCCGCAACTTTTAGTGTCCACTTGCCGCCTGTGTAATAGACAGTGCCACCACATGATGTCAGCAGTGATTCAACATTGCTTTTGGGTGTTGCGCCTGAGTCGATGATTCCATGCGCTTCAAATCTTTTTTCTGTGCCACCAACGAACAGCGAGACATCTTCATCGCAGATGTTAGCGGCCTCAATGAATGCTGTGTCATTGATCTCTGATGCAGTTGCACCTAAACCATAATCCGCATCTGTTAGATAATCACGAATAATCAGTGCTGCATTTGATGAATATGCCGTTGTTTCTGTGCGAGGATCGTAGACTTTCTTGCCTTTCACGACAGCAGAAATCGACGGCAGCCCTGATGGAAATGCGTCTTGATTAAACTCTAATCGTGCATAGATATACGCGATGCCGCGCAGTCTGTGTGCATTTGTCCAAAGACCATTTGATTCAGAAACTAAATCAGCATCAGCCGCCTGGTCATCTGTGCCAGTATGCTTTTTGATACGAATCAAGTTTGAGTATTTCTCTGGCGCAGTACAAACACCACTTCCATCAAGCGTTAGTTCTTCATCATTAACGATGATGGTTTGAATTTCCTCAACTTCATGTCCTGCCAATGCAATGACTAGATGAATGTATTTGTCGTTGTTTGTTGATTCAGCGTAGACAAGCGGCCCAGACTGCCTGGCTGTGCCATAGACGATTTCACGGCTCGCAACAGGCTGTTTGATAAATGAATTGCGTCCTGCGTTTTCAAAACTGGCTTGTGGCTTTTTCGCCAGTGCTTGAGACACCGCACCAAGTGCAAAAGACATGGCGAACTGAGTACCGAAAAAAGCTGCCGCGCCTCCTGCTGCTGCGATTGCAGCACTACTGGCTAACGCTGTTCCAATTCCTGCACTAAGTGCC